CCTCTTTAAGAATGCCGTTGGCTGACAGCAAATCGCATAGCTTTGAAAATGCTTCTTCAATTTCATCCGGTTCCTCCTCATGAAGGAACATTTCTCCTCCGTCAAATGAAAACAACAGCTTTCCGTAATCCAATAGATAAGAGGAATAATTGTCGTTGGGGATTGGGTCAATCAAGAAGATTTCGCGTTCGTTGAATATGGTGTTTGACAGCGAGAGGTCGCCATGACAAAATGAAGCTTGACTTGCATAGAACATATCGTGACTTTTGAGAAAGTCAAAAAGGAACGGATAATCAAGCCACGTTTTACCAACGCTTCCCAAATGCGATAACACTCTTTCAGCGAGCTTTTCAGAAGAAAATGTATAATTCCCTTTCTGCATTGAAAAAAAAGAAATCAGGCTGATTATCCGGTAAATGTCATCCATCCTGATCGCGTTTAATTGGTTGCCGGGTATTCCGGGAATATAGGTCATGTAAATCGTATCGCCAACTATTGACGTTACTTTTGGAACATTTATTCCGAGTTTAGCTGCGGCTGAGTACCATTCGGCTTGTTTCGCTGAGCCGCATCCGCTTTTGATAACCTGATTCCCAATCCGCATAATCTCAGCTCCACTGTTTCCACCGAGCCTTTTCGGAATAGAATCTAAAAAGCCATCAACACTCATGGCTTTATCGTCAATATACAAATCTCCGAGAGGCTTTCCGAAAATAAGCTCATCACAAGGAACGTCGTTGTCTTTGAGCCATGCCGAAACAATGCTCCTGTACTTTCTTTCTATTCTCTCAATATCTCCGTTGCAGGACAATTGACCTCTACCAGTGTAAATGATAATTACGTGTCCTTCGTTTTTGAGTTTCCTGATCCTCTGGATTACATCCGTGATCGGGATAGCGTTCCCGAAGTCTTTTCCTGCTCTGCATAAAGTGTCATCCAAATCACAAACTATTCGCATTATCTCGCCTCCTCTTTGCCTGCTCCTCTTTGAATCAGAGCTATTATTCAATGCTCCATTTTGGGTCGCTGAATCGTAAAAAAAAGAGTTGCCCCATTCACTTCTGAACAGGGCAACTCACTGAGCGCACTCTAACGATTTGATTGTATCATATAAAATCTGCCTTTGCAATGCCCTCTTTTTGCCCTTAAATCTGTGAACTTTGCTTAATGCCGCTTATTCCAAACATAAGAGCTGTCAGATCGGTTATGCAAGTATCAACGTCTTTGTAGACCGTGCGCTTATCAATGTGTTCGGTCTGAGCAATCTGCTCCGGGGTAAAAGGTTTATCTGAAAGATAGAGATTGTAGAGGACTCTCCACCGTCGAGCGTCATCCTGTCTCTGGCTGCGGACGCACATGACATATTCGTAGACTTCCAACATTTTGTCAACATGGGTCATGATAATCTTGGTTTGTACGAAATTGCGCTTTATGCTTTCAACAAACATCTCCTCGGAAGTAGAGCGGTTCTGCATGATGCGTAATATGTCCTCAAAGCTGTCATCCGCTTTTTCCGCTTCGCTCAGCTTGAATACGGCATGATCGAGGTAATCCCTGAACACCCGGTAATTCCGAATAAGCAGCTTTGTATTGTGGTACTTCCAGTCGTATTGTTCCTGCTGCAATCGCTTTCGCTCTTTCTCGACCGCTCGGATGGCTGCTGTCGCTGCGTAATCTGCTGCGTACTTCATAGCCTCCTCGATTGCTGCCTGAATCTTTTCGTCTGCGACCTTTTCCGCAACTATTGTCGCAACAGCAACGATAAATTCGTTGGAGTTTTGGGGATGGGTTGCGGACGGACGCTCAATCGGTTCTGCTCTGGTGTCTTTTTCTGATTGTCGATGACTCATGTTCGTATTGCCTCCTCCGATTAATTTAAGAATCTGAGGAAGCCGCCGCTAACGCTGATTGCGTATTCCTCGACATCTATCGGCTTGATGTATTTTCTGCCGTAAATGCTTTTCATGTTCCGAAAAACATTCCACGGAATTTTATAAAAATGTTGAAAACCAAAAGATACCAGAACGAAACACTCTGCGCCAAGGCTCGAATGCTTATCGAGCTGGTTCTCTTGCTCTTTTGAGACTACGTTTCGGGAAATGCGGTCGGAGTCGGTATGTTTCGCCTCGAATACGACAGAGCGACCGCCTCGAAGCGTGCCTTTGTAATCCGGCTGCGCTTTTTTCGTGAAGCATGACAGGAATTGCCCTTTTTTATTCGGGGGAGAGATCGGACGCATTGGCTCAGGCGTTTTCGCTATCTCTGCGATTCCCTCCATGCTGTAAAAGCTGCAAGCCAAATCTATGATCGTCTCCCAATGCTCACCGGCTCCTCTGGCGCGTCTGCCAGTGAGCATTTTCTTGTATCTCTGCTCCGGGTTGCTCATGCAATCAGCCCCATGCTTTTTGCGAACTCGGAGAGCTTGAATATTGTTCCTCCGGCGATACCCTTGCATTTTCCTTCTGAGAGAGCCTGCAAGAGCTTTTCCACGTCGGTGGTATTGTTTGTTGTCTCCGGTTCGTTCGAGCCTTCCTGCGTAGCCCTGAGCGATTCAGCGGACGTATTTGCAGCCTTAAACGCTGCGACGAGTTGCGCGTCCGTCATTTTTCTCAGGCGCACAGCCTCCGCATGAATATCCTGCTCCTCTGTCGTAAGTCTGCATTTCCTCTTTTTTGCCATGTGTATTCTCCTCCTCAGAATGGCAAATCATCACCGGCGATAGGTTTGTCTCCATCATCCGGCTCGTAATCCGTATGCGGGATGAAATATCCTTTTCCCGTTTGGGGAACATCGTTGTTATTACTGTTCCCGGCGTTCCTACTCTCAACAAATTCAAGCTCATCCGCAACAACGTCTGTCGTGTAGACTGTGTACCCGTCTCTGTGTTTGTAGCTGCCGGTCTGGATATGCCCGACGATTGCGATTTTAAGACCCTTACGGTAATATCTGTCAACGTGTTCGGCGAGTTTCCCGAATGCAAGGCATGAAATGAAATCTGCGCTGCGTTCGTCATCGTCGCGCCTTTTCTGCTTTCGGTCAACCGCGATTTTGAAACGAGCTATGCAGAGCTGGTCTTGCCCTTCTCCCGAATACCGTATGTCCGGGTCTCTTGACAGCCGCCCTATCAGTTCTACTTTGTTCATCTGCTGCTTTCCTCCGGGTAGTAATTACAGGTTGTCTACCGAGATCGTCCGGTATGCTCCGAGTGCATTTGCCAAAGAGGTAAATGCTTTTCTGGCATCCGCAAGCGTGTCAAACCACAAGATCGGCTGATAATCGCCGCCGACGAATGCGTAAATGCTGTATTCTTTCTGGTTGAGCAGTGATCCGTCAGGGTTCGAGTGATGGCAGATTCTGATTCCCGAAATCTTTTCGAGGTCTATGAGAGAGTCCTCCATGAAGTTGTCCTTGGGATCTGTGTATTTAAGCCAAAGTGCCATTGTAATATTACTCCTTGTAAATTGTAATTTTTGTGTCTGCTGCTTTTGCTTTTTCGAGTTCTTTCTTCCGACGTTCCCTGCTGATTCTGACTTCGTATATTACTGAGCCGAAGAAATCTACGCAGGATGAAATGGTGCATACTGCCGCAATAAACGCCAAAAATGCGAGTCCGCAAGCGATACAGAAAAGAATCAGTATGATGATCGCAATGAAAAGAAATATTGCTATATCGTACATTATCATAAACCTCCTTATTCTCCATATACAAATTCCGATTGCCAACGCTCAATTGCTGCTTTGTCTTTCTCGATGCCGTCAATCCACGGAATCTGTCTGATCATGTATTCCTCGCCTACAATCGGAATGAGGCTGTCTTTCATGAATACGGTAATGCAACTGTCGTAGCATTCCTGTACGATTGCTCTTATCCATTCTCTTTCCGGGATTACTTTGCCTTTGCGTTTTCCGGTTTCTGCTCCGATAATGACCCATTGTGCAAATGTGTCGCACATATGTCCGATTTCGCTGCTGTAATCTCGGAGTATCGGCTCTATACTCACAAAAGTGTGCCATGCGCCTCCCCAGAAGAATTGTTCGTCTGGTGTCGTTGCTGTTGTGCCGTACCACATATTATCCCTTGCCGGGAGCTTTCCTGCTCTTGCAAGCTGTAAGTACCTTGCCGGGTTCTTGGTGAGGAAGATGTATCTATGCTGCGGGGCTTTCTCGCAAGCTGCAAATACTTCCTCAATCCAACTGTCAGGGACCCACTCGCCGAACAGGTCTGCCATGCTGCATACAAAGATCGTGCGTCCGGCTTTCTTTTCGTATTCGCCGAGAAGATACCTGTGCAGCGTAGGCGTAAATCCTGTGGGATAAACTATGCGCTTTCTGTCCTTGTAATCTGGCGTGTTGAGTTCAACAGTTTCAGCCGGTGAATCCGGTTTGCCGAATCTATGCACCAAAGTTCTGGCATAGCAGTACGGGCACCCGTGCAAGCAGCCCGTAACCGGATTCCATGTTGAGTCACACCATTCGATTTTTGTCTTATTCATCCTGTCTTTCACTCCTGCATTGTGCGATTGGAAGTCTGGCTGCTGTTCTGATCATCAAAAGGTTTTTCTGAGCCTCTTCCAATGATTTATGCCTTGATAAAATAGTTAAAGACTTACTTCCCTCGGCAAGAATTTGAAAATCTCCGTCAAGGTTAAAACTGGAAATATAAATCTTTTCCATCAAATCAAGATTTACGAGGTTTCCCGTCTCTGTTTCCATCCACATATACTTTGATCGTCACCTCCTTTTTCGGTGGTGTTGGCGGCTGCTTATCTCCGACGATGTAGTCGTATATGTCTTTCAGATTATGCTGTTTCAGGCGGTTCATCAGGATTTCCTCACCGACACCGAGTTCGATGTAGTCCAGTGCGTAATTGAGGTTCTCGGTGTACTTATCGACCATCCGGCACATCCGCAGTTTACCGATTCCCCAAGTTTCGTTTGCGGTGAGCATGAACACCGCGAGGAGAATGCGCGTGAGCCGTCTACGGTACCCCTCGTTATTTCTGGCGACCGCCTTTTTCGATTCTTCATCCAGAGCTTTCTTGTAATAGGACGGCAATGTAATTCTGGATTTCATTGCGTAGCCTCCTCCAGAAGCGGGTTCTTTGGAAGTGTCGGCAAAGGTCTCCAATATGACGGGGTAATGATTTCGGGGTATCCATCTGCGCTGTACCAACCGTCCTCACAAAGGATGCTCAGGCTTACCTTGCCGAATGAGTTTGCTCTCCTGACAGCATCTTCAAATGTTTCGTCGATGTATTGGGTAATACAATCGCTGCCGAAGATTGCAGTAAGAACAGTCTGATCTTTCTCCGGGAGCTTATCCTTGACCGGAATCCATTCGCTACTACGGATGATGTCAATAGCCGCTGTCAGCGCAGCAACATCGTCCCGCCAAATCTGAGTGTAGTCGTCGTTGTCGTCATTGGTCGTGATGAAAGATTTGCTGTTGTCAATCAGGCTTTCCAACTGGGCTATAATCTCTTTATTCTCCATTGACTGATCTGCTCCTCTTTTGTCTTTTTTGTAATCTGCGAATATTTTTCTTTCGTACTCTCCGTGACTTTGAGTGCTTGGATAAGTGATATGCTCGCCTAAGGTTTTCCGGTCTGATGGATAGTTGATAATCCTTGTATGCTGTCTGGTCGAGATAGCGTTTCGGTGTCATCGGCTCTGTTTTGAGCATTGCCTGACAGACTTTCATCATGCTTTCTTCGTAGTCGATTTTTTCCATCCAGAGTTGTTTTCTTGGCGGTTTGCTTTCGGTTCTGTCGTCGCTGATGATGACGCATGAGACAACAACTGCGGTAATGCGAAGTGCTGCAATTGCTGTAATGCCCCATATAATCCAAAAAATGAAATCAACCCACATCGTCATCTGCCTCTCCGCGAATCCGTCTTATCTGGCGTAGGGTCTTTTCTTCCATGATCGCACCGATTGCGCTATCCTCGAATCCTTCGATGTAGCTAATCTGCTGAATCATGTTAAGTACATCGGCAATTTCTTCGAGAAGGTGCTGTCTGGCTTTTTTCGATTCACCGGCGTTCCCGCTTTTCAGCGACCGGTATCTCTTGATCGCCGCCTGAGATAATTCGGCTGCTTCTTCTGCCGTCTGTATGAGCTGATTCTCAATCCCATAGAATCCGGCAACAAACTGATTGTCTTTTGTGCTCATTGGCTATTCCTCCCTGACGTATTTCTCATCTACGAATACGTCGCAGATGTTTTTCCCGGTCGCAATTCCCTCGGAGTTCATCAGGTTCATGCCGCGCTTTGCATCGTTCTCAGTGCGGAACAGGCACAGCGTTCCTCTCGGTGGTATAGGTGTTACTCCAACAAAGCCGTCAAGCCTTTTGATGAATTTTAAGGCTGCGATTCCGGCTTTTCGTATCTTTCTCGGAGTAAATCTCGTAGGCATATTTCCTACCGCAACAGCCCACAATTGTACTTCACTCATGCGTCCATCTCCTCTCTGGTGTAAATAACCCGTTTTCTTCCAGTTCCTCGAGCTTTGATCGCTGAGCTTTGTTTGGCGTTCCTTCGTAGAAGTCGTTCCATACCGAAATGCAGCCGGTGATCTGGCAAAGCCAATTGATGAAGTCCCAGTAATACTCCGGTGGCACCTGATTATTCAGTTCCTCCCGGCTACAATGCCTGATCTCACAGGCTTTCTTTATCAGCCATTCCTGATGTGACGGTACGGCATAATGGACAGTTCCGGTTTCGTCAATAATGACTTCAAGATAGCGTGTGAACGTCGCCTTATGCGTCTGAATATCGAACGGCTTTAACAAGACTTGGTAATTATCCATTCAGCTCACCGTCGCTTTCAATTCCTGCTCTCAGCCCTTCGACGATCAGCTTGCCGTAGTATTTGCCTTTCAGACTTTCGCTCATCACCGCACCGCAATTCGGGCAGAACTTCCAATGTGGAAATCCTCTCTGCTCTCCGCATTGATCACATTTGGTAATACATCCGTCATCAATCCACTCTCCGAGCTTTACAGGCTGCTCGACAGCTTCAACGAGCGGGCACCACTTTGGACGATAATTAAACTTTAGTTCAATTTCTCTTTCGTCCTGATCATAGCCACAATAGCAAAAATCGCAATCGCCCTCGATACAAGCTCCGCATTGCAAGCAGCTTTTCGGCATTTTGATTCCCTTAATCAGTACGCTCATTGGTTATCCTCCGGTTCCAGTCGTTGGCTGCTTTCTCTCTGTCATCTTTTTCAATGACAAATTCGCCATCTTCTTTGATTCTGAATCTGATCTCATAACGGCTCGGCAAGGTTATACCGCAATTGGAACATACGATCTTGAAATCATAGCCAATGCATCTGTCGCCGCCGCTGCTGTAAGTTGATATGAAGCGAAAGATTGCTTCACCTCCGCAGAACGGACAGGGTTTCAATTCGATTTTATTCATTCGGCTTTCCTCCTCTTTTCTCTATCTGCTTCTTTCCAAACCTGATATAACGCCCACGCAAGAGGTTTTCCGATATATCTCAGGTCAAGTGCAAGTTGGTATTTGACTTTTAGCAGCTCTATCGCTCTGTCTAAGGTCATTTCGGTTTAACCTCCTCATGTGGCGTTCATAAGCACTGGCTGATCGGCGTATGGTGCTGCGTCTTTTCCTGCGCTTTCCAATAATTCGGGGTTGTCGTGGATATTGCCGACAACCTCGCAATACTTCATTGTGCCTTGATTCATCGAAGGTTGCATGCGATGTTCGCCCACAGCGACAAAGCCGCTTATTTTTTCGCTCCACCTCACTGAAAAGAGCTCGTTTTTGTCGGCAATAATGTCACCTTCAAAAATCCTTCTGCCGTTCTTATCGTTAATCCCTGTGTACTGACCGACGGTTTCGGGGATAACCTTGAACACTTCAAAACGTCCCGCAACAAGCCCGTAATCTTGAATGATAAAAGAATCTATGCTTTGTCCGAAATATCCCTCTATCCATTCGCCGGTATCAGCTCTTTTGCCCCTGAACAAAATCTCTCTGTTCATTTGTCGCCCTCATAATCCATGACCGTCTTGATTGCCCTAACCAACAGTTTCATGATTTTCTCGTCCGTGTGGCTGCCCTTTTCGGTGTATTCGCCATAGAGCGACTGCTGCTTTCTGCCGACGTCAACCATAGCCACCATGCTATCCCATGAAAAAGCGTCATCTTTTGTGATGAAATAGCCGTTTTCGTTGCGTTCGTGGTCTGCATATTCTGCAAGCCATTCGTCAACCAATGCGCCGTTATCGCATTTGCCGTGAAGCAGATTGACCATTACGTCGATGAAACACAGTTTATCCTGATACATATACTCTTTGCGTGTTCCATTGGTGTAATCGTGGAATGCCTGCTGAATCTGTGCCTCAAAATCCTCGGGAATATGGTCGAGGTCAAAAACTAAACCTCTTGGGAATCTTACTTTCAACTTTTTTCTTCCTCCCATCGTTTTACGGTTTCATTAATTGCATTTGCAAAAGCTCTCAGGCTTTCCAATCGTGTGAAATACAATGTTGCGTACATTCTGTCAATGTCGGTAGCGTCTATCGTATCTCCGGCAGCGTAATTGCTCCCTTCTTTCATTCCTACAAGGTGGCATTCGTAGCCGCTCATCTTATCGGACTTTCCGATAAGAACGCCTTTGACGCTGACATGGTCTGCACCAAACACAATGTAAAAAGGATCCTTACGGCTCATCGGTGCTATTCCTCGTGCTTTCGTAGTATTTCAGGTGTTCCCTGAGTTCTGCTGCGGAAATCATTACCCTATACAAAAGACCGATTAAGCCTACGATATCGTCTGTATAGTCTCTGGTGTCAGCCGAGGTCAGAAGCCAGTCATCGAAAGTCTCAGTATCTTCGTCCAACATTTCTGCCACGTCCGGGAAGTCATCAACTGCATATTGCCTGAGTAACTCTCGGACAATATCTCTTGCATAATTGTCACTGCTGTAATCTCTGTATTTTGCCTCGCCGTTCTTTACATAACAGCAGTTGTGCAGCAGCTCCGTCATCGACATTTCGCTTGTAGGAATGTCGGTTACAATCGGCTCCATTTTGTTGTTCATCTGTTGTGTTGTCTCCTCTGTGTAATATTCGCATTCGGAGGGAACACACACCATGCCGAACTGGTCGAACTTTGCAAACGGGCAGTAATCAAGATCGCACGGTGATTTTCCTGCTTCTTTGCATTTGGCGTTGTCCGGCAGGATGTGGATTCTGACGTAATCGCTTGTTCTGATTATCACCGTGCGTCGCCTCCCTTTTTCGGCTTGGGTATTTCTCTCCATGCGATAACTTCTCTGGTGCAGTCCTTGTAGTCAAATCCATGCCATTCTCCGCTCTTTGTGGGATTGTAGTAAACAAGACGCAACTCGTATCTTCTACGAGAAAATTCTCGTATCTCAATGCAGCAAAGGTATATGTGATTCTTTTTCGGTCTGACTTCTATATCCTGCGCAAATTCTGAGTGCCATCCGGTCAAATCCTCGGTCGGGTACTGAATCTTCATCCAGTACTTGATCGGTCTTGCTCCGAGACCGCCCTCCAATTTGTATGGGTATGTGCCGTCCTTATTTCTTTTGGAGTACGAGCCTACCCATCCGAACTCCACCTTATCGTCGTAGTCCTGAATGAATACGTCCATCTCAATTGCATAGGGAACAACGTCAATCCACTCGTTGGGCGAAATCTCTCTTTCGCGCATTTCGAGTTTGTGATCTTCGGTTATATGCTCTTCGTGTATCTTCATATCTTTACCTCAAATGCCTCTCTTTTTCGCTCAGCGTAAATCTCAGAGCGAATTTATCTTGACTGGTATAATTTGCTTATCCTCACTTGGAACAGCTCAGGGCGTATTTAGGGCGAAATGCGCGTAGATGTAGTAATGTAGTAGATGTGGTAATGTAATGGAAAGGTTGTAGATGTACTGTCCACAACGGACGCAAACATCGTCCTTGCCCCAATATCCGAGATTCTTCATTCCTCGGACGCTGCCGGTGTAGTGGATGCTTGGATGGATGTATTTCTCGTATGGTGTAAGCTTTTGGTATCTCATGGTGTCTCTCCCGTAATATCAATCGTGTCTGGCTGTCTTTCCCATTCGACTTCCGTATGACCGCATTTCAGACATCGGAGGACGTGGACGGTGACGTTTTCGTATGCCTCCGTCTCAACGTAAATACACGGGTCAAGCTCCGTAACTCCGTCCGGCTTGATCGTGATGCCGTCTCCGAAAGAGCATTTCTGTTTGTCGCTGCTGCTCTTTTGTTTGGTGTCGAAGTCCGCGCAGATGTACGGAGCTTTCTCCGGGTCAATTGAGTTGACAAGCTGCCTGAAATTATCGAATGCGAATACTTTGCCGTCTGCCCTAATCATAACGTCATTTCCGTTACGTCCAACGGAAATATAGCTTCTCTGGTCGATGACAAGGTTTGTGCCGCCGCCGTTCTGTATCTGTTTCATTGGTTGTTGCCTCCTCGGATGTCTTTCCATGCCATTGTCATCAGCGTACTGGTTTCTCGTAACCGGCTGATGATCGCAACAATCTTTGTATTGTCGTACCCTTTTGGGGTAAGAGCCTGTATCAGCGAGTCGGCGTTGTAGTTTGTGGTGATGATCGTCGGCTTCATATCCTCGTACCGGGCATTGAAGATCGAGTACAGGGTACTCATGCTCCAATCGGAGCATTGTTCTTTTCCGAGATCGTCTACAATAAGCAGATCGACCTTTTTGTAAACGTCAAGTACCTGCGACTCTGATTTCTCTTTACTTTCAAACGAGGATTTGATGTCAAGCAGTAAGTCGCTGCTGGTCTTGCAAATGACAGGTATTCCCTGACCGAGAAGCTGCAATGCAATCGCCGCTGCGAGATGGGTCTTTCCCGTGCCATTTGTACCCTCGATGTATAAGCCGTCGCCATTGGCGTAATGACGTTTCCAGTTGTCGGCGTAGGCTTTAGCGATTTTGTAGCACCTGTCTCTTTCCGGGGTATCTCTCCGGAAGTTTTCAAACGTCCGCTGCATGAATCGTTTTTTGATTCCACTCTTGCCGATTAACTGATTGACACGCTGCTGCAACCGTCTCCGGCGTTCCATTTCCTCGGCATTGGCTTTTTTCGTAGCCTCTGCTTCATCATGTTTCGCCCAGTATCGCTGAGCTGCTTCGCAGTCACAGCGCACAGGAAACGGCTGCCAAAGGATAACATCGTCTCCGAACAATATGCCCTGCGGTTCAAGAACAGCTCCGCAGAATTGGCATATCGTATTTTCGGGAGGCTGTCTGGTGAATTTGATTCCTCGCGCCCTTGCTTCGGACGGGGTAATGTTATTCATCCGGCTGTTTCCATCCTTCGCCGCTTGGCGTGAAGTCGCTCCGGCTCTGGTTTGATCGCCCATACATTTCTCTCCTCGCGTATTCTTCTTCGACTCTCTCGGCTACCCAACTAAGAATAGCGTGATAGTCACTCTTGTATGTCCGTCCGTTCGAGCCTTTGTAATTGTCAAGTACCTGTATCATTCTGCGTACTTTCTCTTCTGAGCCGAATTTCTCTAAAAGAGCTTGGTACTCATGCTCATACATCGTGACAAATTCTCCGTACTTGGTTTTGGGAGGGTCTTTCTTCTTTTTGGATTTCGCTGCTGCTTTCTTTTTCTCTTTTGGAGAATCTTCATCAGGCGTTTTGTTTTCCTCGGTACTATCCTCCGCAGGTTTCTCCGAACTCACCTCGGAACTTTCCTGCTTTTCTTTCAACTCGGAGGACTGATCGGGAGTAGTCGGAGTTGATGTATCATCTTGCTTTTCGGCGTTCCCGGTATCGTCGGTGCTTTCGGGTAACTCTCCGGCTAATTCAGCATTTGCCGGTTTTGCCGCCTCTTGCTGACGTTTGCGGAGATTCGTTGCTGCTGCTCCACGTCTCCCTGCCTCGGAACGCTTCTTGCAAGTCTGCTCGTACCGCGATATGTCCTTATCAAGCTGTGTTCGTATGAACGAAAAGCACATATCAGCCGCAGCGTCCTCCAATTGAGGCTCGGTGCCATTCTCCACATAGTCGCAGATCGCGTAGAGCAGTAATGCGGCTTGCTCCAATGGCAGCTTCTTCATTTTTTCAACGTAATGTGTGTAAAAGACAAAACTTTCCACTGTGTATCCCTCTCAGCAGGCATATCAGCAGACATACACTTCCGCTCCGGTGAGTGCTTGTATTTCCTTCTTGAAATTCTCCACATTGCTGTTGTTGTCTGACATGTGTAGCAGATAAATCTGTCGTAATCTGCTCATATCGTTTGCCTTGATAAATTCGATGAAGGTCTCTATGCTCATGTGGGAGAAGAATACTCTTGCCGCCAATCTGGCGGGTATCGTTCCTGCTGCTACATTTGCCTTGACAATATCGTTGGAGTAATTGCATTCTCCCATGATATGGGTCAATCCGTCAAATTTGTACTTAACGTAGTAGGTGTCGGTGAAGTAGAGTAGCTTTTCTCCCGTCTCGGTGGAAGTAATCAGGAATCCTAAAGGCTCCTGAGCGTCGTGCTGAACATCGAACGGCAATACGGTGAACGTCTGTATTTGTATAGCTTCGAGTGCCTTTACCGGGTGAATCCGGTGACCGGCGAGTCGGGCTGCTTCTATCGTGCCTCGACTCGCATATATGCCTATTCCGGCTTTGGCTAAAGCTGCCGCCGCCTTTACATGGTCGCCGTGTTCGTGGGTAATCAGGCACCCGTCAAGCTCATGCACACGGAAATTGAGTGCTGTCTTGATCGCCTGTATTGGTTTTCCTGCATCAAGCAGCAGCGTTGTTTTGCCGTCGCTTACGGTGTATGCGTTTCCGCTGCTGCCGGACGCTATGATCGTAATAACCATCAGAAAATCAATAATCCATAGGCGGGATGGGCGGTTCGGGAGGAACAGCCGGGGCGTTGATGACTTCTCCGGTATCGGAGTCGATAACGACTTTCGGTTCGGTGACGGTCACAGCGTTTGCATTGCTCATAATATCGCTCCGGGACGCTGCCTCCGCTGCTTCGACCTCCATGCGTTCCGCTTGCTGCATCTGCGTAGACATCGGACCGTATTTCAGAATCTGTCTGATGACGGTCTTTTTTGCCATGCTGTCGAAGTCGGACTGCCATGGACCGCTGCTGTACGCCGGGCTGTATTTCTTGCCGTAGGCTTTGATCTGCTCAACAGTCATATAAAAGGTCTTTTCAAATCCGTTGATGAGCTTGAAATATGCGAAGTAGCCAATTGCCTTATCACTGGTGCGCTCTCCCATGATTCTCAGTGCGCCGCTCAGCCGATCAAAAGCGATTTCCTCTCCCTCATAAATGCAGTCGGCGTTGAGTCTGTTATACTGACCGCTGCGGAGCGCGAGCTGAATCAAGCCTTTGTAGCCGATGATGAATGTGGGTCTGTTTTTGAACGGAACGACATACGCATATCCGAGGCTCTTTACTAACGGGAGGTTAAGGCTTGCCGCTTTCAGGCATTCGGCAATGACTGCCTGAGGGTCGCAGTTCTGGAGATACTTATCGTTCTCGTACAGGTCAAGCATGGAGGCGATAAACTGCTTTCCCTCCTCTTTGCCGCCGCAAGCGGATGCCATGCGCTTTACCATTTCGGGCGTATTGATCGCACCTTTGAAATTTCCGACATTTGCTAACTGGTTCTGTGACTGATATGCCATAATAATTCTCCTTTGTTCATTGATTATTCATTGTTTTGCTCGACTACGAGTCTGAGCTTTTTATCAGCCTCGCTTACGACGAGGCGAATTACCTGCGTGTCGGTGTCGATAAGGTGGGTAACGCTTTCGGCGTTGTCTACGAATATCGGCATTTTGATTCCCCAGAAGTCGGACAGGGTAGAGATGATCTCCAATCCGGCGTTGATTCTGGCTGCATTGTTAGCGAACGAATAGGGAACGAGTCTGCCATTGTCGGTGGGAATCATGACCTCACAATCCTCTTTCAAGCCGCCGTTAATCTGCTCGACGAACAAGCGGAACCGGACAGTTTTGAATCTGGCGTTTATCCTCTCGGTCAGTGCTTCGACCTTTTTTTTCGTAAAGAGATCGCACAGGTAAAGACCCTTATCGAGCTTTTCGTACTCTGCGGAGAGCTGCTTTTCCTGCTTTTCAAGCTCTGCGATACGCTTCTTTTGTTCGGCTGCTGCTCTTATTCTCGCAACCAGATCGCGACGATTCTCAATCTGCGCATCAAGGGTAGCTATCTCGCTATTCAGCCCCACAAGAGCGTCCTGAGCCGCCGAACGTGTATCGTTCAAATGATGGGTAAGCTCTTCTATCTCTGCGTTGATCGCTGCGTACGGAGCTGTATTCTCGAACGGTTCTGTAGGAATGAGCTTCGAGCGGTATTCCTCTGCACGAGCTTCTTCAGCAGCCTGTTTCGCTTTCGCTTTGTCTCGCTGCTGTCTCAGAGCTTCGATTTCATCCTCCAAAGCCTTAATCTTATCTTTGGAGCACTCTCTCTGACCTCTGGCGTTATTCGCCGCAAGACGTTCGCTGCGAGAGGTGTTAAATTCTGCTCTGAGCTGTTCTACCTGCTCCTCCGGGAGAGGCTGATGGCAGGTCGGGCAGAAGCCTTTCCCTTCATCCCACGTCTCGCTGCTGATTTTCTGGTATTCTTCTACCAATTCAGAACGGCGACGTTTCGTCGCTTCGAGGACAGCCTCTTTGTTTGAAATGCGGATTTCGCAGTCGGACGCTTCTTTCTCGGCGATTGCCGCTGCTCTGTTGGAATTGGAGATTTCTACTCTTACAGCGTGGTTACTTCTTTCATTAGCTTCGATATAGGCTGTTCTTGCCTCCGCGAGTTCAGCCCTTTTCTGGGCGAGTCTCTGGCGTACCTCGGATGTTACCGTATCGCCTCTCGATACGTCGCTCCGTCTTTCGCCGAGTGCGGTACGCTGACTCTGCAGGTCTGCTATTTCCTCGATGAGCTTCTTTTCGCTCAATCCCTCGGTATCAGGGATGGCTTTATTTGCCTCGTCAATCCTTGCGGGGATTTCTGCAAGCCGCTTGTTGATGTCGGCTCTCTTTGCGGACGCAATTTTCCGGTACTCCTCGGTCGAATAGTACCGGTCTGTTGCACCTGCCATTCGGAGGAAGTCGGGAAGCTCTCTGAGTTCATCGTTGGAATAGATGATCTCTTCATCGGTGATGTCGCCGCAGACTTCCAGAAGAATTTTTCTGCGGGAATCCCACGGGAGCTGATCGGCGAAGTAGTCGAGCATCGTAATCATTCTGATTTTCTCGGAGTCGCCGCCGCAGTAGTTGAGGACTGCTGCCGAAAAGTCTTTTTCTTTGGTCGGAACACCGTCGATCTCGTAGTCGATGGTATGTCCGGTAAATTCCTCTCTGGTTGACCCGCGCTTCTTGCGATATACTTCTTTCAGGGTCTTTTTCAGGGTAACAATTCGTCCGTCATCCGTGCGGAACGTCGCCTCCGAGCTGTGTTCCAGATGGTGGAGATCGTCGTTTTCTCCTCTGGTCTTGGGCGTGAAGCCTTTTGCGCCTGTACTCGATTTGTCGAAAAGCAGCCATGTCAGGGCGTTGTAGACCGTGGTCTTTCCGGTGGCGTTATCGCCGTAGACGCTGCCTGAGTTGCCGTTGAAATCGAGCGTCAGCGACGAAATCCCCTGAAAGTTGGTAAGCGTGAGATTAAGCAACTTCATATAATTTCTTTCCTTTCAAAAATTTCTCTTGCAATTTGCGGATGTTTATGCTATACTTGTGGTGTTGATCTGTGAAATGCCTGCGACCCTCGTGTCGTGGGCTTTTCTTTTTATGTCGGAAATCGTGAATACTGAGAATCGTGAGTTTTTGATGATCTCCTCCGTAAGGAGATCGAGATACCAAGGCTCTCTGCGCTGCCCGTCCATATCTCCCTCAATTGAGATGATATGTTCGAGCTTTTTTTCTGCTGCTCTCCTCGCGTTATTCCATTCCTCCGGGGTAATGCTTGTAGCCAGATATTCTTCTACGCCGTCCACTGTATCGCCTCCTCTCGCGCTCTACAGCGTCCTTGTATTCTCTAATGAGCCACGCCCAGAACCAAACGACCATTGCAGCAGCACCAATCCATACCGCCAACGGCGCGTTGTCTGAAATCCATTCCGGGAGCGCGAGAATCGCAAAGATGATTCCGCAGACAATGGCTGCTGCGAGTGCATAAAGCAGTCCTTTGCAAGCCAAATAAAGCAGCAATGCCATTACGGGGTGATCGTCCTGAAATTTCCTTCTCTTACGCATTTCTTTCCGCTCCTCCTCTCTTCGATGTACTTCTTGTATTCGCTGTCAAGACCCTGTGCGGTGATGAAGTCGGCAAAGGCTCTCATAGCTCCGTAAAGCTCGTTACCCTTTGGGGTTTCAGCCCATCCGCTATCACAGGCTCGTTTGTAGTCGAGGCTGTACTTGTATGCCGTCTCGATGATCGCGTGAACTATCATTTTTTCTTTCACTCTCTTTCGTTTCGTTTACTGCTTTTTCCGTCGCTGCTGCTGACAAATGCTTTACGACGGTTTCTGCGACGCTGCGGAGTATGTTGTCGATCTGCTGCTGCTCATGTACGCAATAATCGTCACAAATCATCACTCGCGTTTTGCCGAACATAAGGTCGAGTACAATATGTCCTTCTTCCACCGGCTCACCTCCTATGCGAATGTTCCGAGCTTCGCTGCTCTTTCCAAGACTGCCAGGTTTTCGTCTGCTCTCCGGCGAAATTCGAGTAACCGGCTGCGGAGTAACGGGACCGCGCTTCTATCCTCATCGTTCAGCTCTCCGTCCTCCATAAGGAGGGAAATCTGCCGGATGATCTGCTCCATTTCGTACACCGAATTTTGGAGCCGTATCAAAGCTCTTTCGGCTGGCATTTCCGGTATCTCTCGGCAGTCTTTTCCGAGCGGACATTCGTTGACGCAGTACCACTGGCGCAGCTCCGGCTCGTTGTATGCGTCTGCCATGAGCGCAACCACGATATTTGGCGGTCTGGAAATATCAAGCTCGTATTTCTTTAAGCAATCCTCCGTGACTCCCGGCAGCACTTCAATCGCTCCGGCTCTGGTCAACAATCGCTCGTTGTACTTTGCAGCCCTCATTCGTGCTTCGTAGTACCTGTTACCCACCGCCTTTGTTGCCTGTCTCGGCATTTACCTTCACCCCCTTTCGGAGTAAAATAAAGGCAGTTGACAACCTCCCCACAATGAAGCTGATTTGTGCTGCTCAGAACCAAAATTGACCCGTTTCGGGTCGCTGATGCGCAAAAAAAATAAGTTTAGGTATTCTTTTGTGCAATCTGGCTCTGGCGGGGAGCGACGTTCTCGAAGATGTCGTCATTCGTGTATCGGAGAGCCCTCTTTATCCTGAGCGCAAGCGCGAGTGACGGGTTCTTATCTCCGGTCTCGATCTGGCTGTAATGATTCCGGCTCGTACCTACTACGGCACTGAACGTCGCCTGAGTGAATCCCATAGCCTGACGTCGCTTTTGAAGCCTGATTCTCATAGAATCCCACCTTTCTTTTCCCCTTTGGCGTTGCGTTTCGGGGTTTATATGTTAATTATAGTCCCTTTTTGGGGCGTTGTCAATGATTTTTTTAGTAAATTTTAAAAAATGCTGATTTTAGGAGCATTGACTTCCCAAAATGGATATTTGATGTATAATTATCTTGGAGGTGCGTTTATATGTCACAGAAATTTGCTGCTCGCCTTATCGCGCTGCGGAAAGAGCGTGGTCTTTCGCAGGAGGATATAGGTAAAATAATCAACAAAAAGCGGTCTACAATCTCTGGTTACGAGACGGAAGGAAAAGAGCCTGACATTGATACGATTTGCGTTTTGGCTGACTACTTCGATGTGTCAACTGATTATCTCCTCGGAAATGCAGATCGCCGTCGGAATGTTGATACTGTCTTTTTCAACGATACGCAAAACATCCGTAAGCATTACGAGGCTGCTCCTGAACAGACTCAGATTCAGACTGCGAATCTGTTTGACAGCTTCTACCGGCTGATCGTCCGTGATGTGCAGTGCGGTCGCCCTGAGCGTTTGGAAGTCTACAACGAGTTGTTCAAGAGTCTGTCTGCCTACCGCGCACAAATAATCCGGACGGTTGATCTGGCTCACGGTTCTCTCGACCCGGCTGCGCTTTCTGCAATCATGTCCCTGCAATCAGACATGAAAAATGACGTTTCTGCCAGTTTGGATAAGCTAATGCAAGCGGATTTTTCCATTTCGTTTGAAGCCGCAAAAGGTAATTCCGGCGAGGTGGAGTAATGCAGTATTGTCTTTATTTGCGAAAAAGCCGCGCCGATATGGAGGCTGAAGCTCATGGCGAAGGTGAGACACTTGCCCGTCACGAAAAGCTGCTTCTTGAAGTTGCAAAGCGTGGGAATTACAATGTCACGCAGATTTATCGGGAGGTCGTTTCCGGCGAAACTCTGGCAGCGCGTCCGGTCATGCAGCAGCTTCTTTCCGAAGTGGAACAGGGTGTATGGTCTGGCGTTCTGGTCGTGGAAGTGGAACGCCTTGCCCGTGGAGATACTATCGACCAGGGCATCGTCGCTCAGGCTTTCAAATACTCCGACACCAAGATAATCACTCCGGTCAAGGTCTATGACCCTAACAACGAATTTGACGAGGAGTATTTTGAGTTCGGTCTGTTTATGTCTCGCCGTGAATACAAGACGATTAACCGCCGCTTGCAGCGTGGTCGCCTCGCTGCGTCCAAAGAGGGTAAACACGTTGGAGGCTCAAGCCCTTACGGGTATGTCCGGGCAAAGATCGAGGGTGATAAAGGTTGGACCCTTGCTATTAACGAGGAAGAGGCTGCTGTCGTAAGGATGATCTTCAAGATGTACACGACCGGCGATATAATGCCTGACGGAACAATTCGTCATATAGGAGTTGCGCAAATCGCGGGTCGTCTTGACGCTATGGGAATACCTACGCCATCTGGCGGGAATGAGTGGTCTACTTGTACTTTGCGTACTATGTTAACAAATCCGGTTTACATTGGCAAAATCCGTTGGAATCACATGAGAACAAAAAAGGTCGTCGAGGATGGGAATGTATCTGCGAAGCGGTATTTTTCTGATTCTGCTGACGAGCTGATTGTAGATGGTCTGCATCCTGCAATTGTGTCGGAGGAAGTGTTTGATAAGGCTGCGGAATTGATGGCAAGCAACTTGCCAAGGACAAATGGCTGCTGCTCACTAAAGAATCCTCTTGCCGGACTGGTCTATTGTAAGATGTGTGGTCGGCGTATGGTTAAGCGTTCTAATCATCATCCCTTACTTCGGTGTACGAATCGGCATTGCCGGTGTCCCGGTTCCCAAATCGAGTTGATCGAGAAAAGAATAATCGAGGGTCTTTCCGTCTGGCTGAATGATTACCGGTCAAGGTATTCGGATTTGCCGTCTGCAAGTTCCTCCGTTGTAATCGAAGCTGCCGGGGCTGCTGTCAGGCGTTTGGAATCAGAGGTAGAGAGAATCACCAGTATGCAGCGTAAGACGCACGAACTGCTCGAACAGGGAATTTATGACACTGACACTTTCCTAGATCGGTCTAAACTGCTTCTTGAACAGCTTTCGGCTGCAAGAGCTTCTTTGGAAAATGCCCGTTCTGCTTTGGAGGCTGAAAAGCTCCGGGAAGAAAACAAAAAGCTGATTATTCCAAAGGTCGAACACCTGCTCGACGTGTATTATGATCTGCCAAATGCTCAGGCAAAAAATGACCTGCTCAGAACAGTCCTTGAAAAGGTCGTTTATTATCGGGAAAAGAGAGCCGTGAGAGGCAGCAACCTTGAAGAATTTGAGTTGCAGCTTTTTCCGAAACTACCATAAACAAAAAGCCGTCCTGACTTGCTTTCGGGGCGGCTTTTTTACTGACATCATAGTTATCCTCATAATTCGGCATACTCTGCTCAAATCATGCCTAAATTCGGGCTAAAAACCCATTTCTGCAGAATGTGTACGAATTGCGTCTAATTCCGAAGCCCCTGACGCTCGTGAAAATAATGGATCGCGTCCTCTATCGGACGGATGGTGTAACGCAGGTTTCCGTTGTAAGTCCGACCATCTCTGGTGTGGATTCTGGTTGGTTCAGTGGTGATGAATTGTTTTTCTTCCTACGATAATCGTGTCGTTCCATCGCAGAAAAATCTTTTCAGGAGTGCAACGTCCTTTGCAAATCATCAGAGGACAAGGATTCCCTGAGTGCATAAGCCCACAGCAAACCGTGGAGGACACTCCGAAATATTTTGCTCATGTGATGAGATTTGATTTGAAATTGTCAGTAGCCATGCTCCTGACAGAAGAAAAATGTAAGGCAATCTTCTGACTCACGGCTCAGATTAAGCATTGAGGAGGCTGGAAGTGTTTTTGAAAACCGATTGCAGGTAGGATTTTTCATGATGAAAATTAGTTTTCCGAGGCTGATAGCCCACTTGAAATCCAAATCAACTTCGCCCATCGTCTTTCAAAATCATTTTCAAAACCAATTTCCCTGAGTGAAATAGCTTGGAGCAGTTGGCAGAGGACGCCCTGATGGCGTTGCAACTATCTCAATCTTTGAGGGTAAAGGAACAAGGCAGTAGTGATTTTGCAGAGGAATTTTTGAAAAATAATACCGTCCTCGTAATAAATTGTTCCGGAAATATTCACATGAACGAGATTATTTTTCACTTCAACTGTGCTATCATGGTAGTAGATAGGCTTGGAAAATCATTTCAATTTTGGAAATTGCAAGGAGAAAACGTATTTCAAATCTTTCAAGTGGCTGTCATAGCTGTGTCGTGATCCTGAAAATATTATAACAGCCAATCAAAAATTTCACAAGAGCTTTGCTCGATGTTTTGTCAGTGATGTTAGTTTGCCATTTTTACGCGATTAGGATTATCCAAAATCTGGAGTGATGCTGATGAAAAAGGAAGACAACAATAGAACTCCGATGCTGATTCGTCATGGATATCTGAGCAACACCGTCTATTTTGTTCCCGATGATCTTTCATTAACCATCCGCGTTGATCCCAAAAAAGAAAAACACCCCCGCAAAAGAAAACCCACCAAGGCACAGTTGGCTCAGATACAAGAGGATAAAGAGAATATTATTCGTTCCTTTCAGCAGAACCAAAGCGATTTTGATAGCTTCAAAAGCAAGTATGATATGACTACTGACTTCCATCATCGCAACTTTCAATTGACAGAATCGGATATGCTGAGCGGAAAAATGACGCCTTTGAACAATGTACTGAGTGGCGCAACAATTACTTTAAAGTACGGCGAGGGGCTGTTTGAATTTCTGAACACGGATTTTTCGTCAGCTTATGAGGCAGTCCGCGAGGAATTATCAGGTTGCCAAGTCCCTGATGATTGTCATTCTGTAGCCCAGCAATATGCTTTTACCATGAGAAAACTAAGGCCGCTGTTCTATCAATCGTTATACACAGCCGTCTGTCCGATCATCTTGATAGATACTGAACACCTGATGGAAGCGGTAGAAGCCTATTATCAATATGTCGTTTCGCTGCAGCAAGAGTATCGTGAGTTGTTTGAGTTTTGCTTCGTGGATGAGTTTTATAACGGAGTCCTCGGCAACCTTCATGCGATTGAGCGATACCATGTTTACAGGAAAATTCATCATCAGCCTGAGGCAATTGAAAGAAAAGAACACTATTTCTATGACTTTTCTGCTCGTACAAAGAATGAACCGAGACTTGGAATCCCGCAGGAGGAGTTAAACAGTCGTTATGAGAAATGGGCAAAGCCGTCAAGACAGTATAGGAATTTTGCGGAAGAATACGATTTAGATATGGATGAACTGCGGCTTATCCTCGCAGTTCCGAGGTTTTTGCATGTGGATTACAGATTTAGCTCGTTGGAAGAGTTGCTGAATCTGGAGTTTACTAAGATGCTCGACCTGAATTTACGATACACCAAATGCAAACGCTGCGGAAGATATTTCCCCTTGAAAGGAAACCGAGAGGCAAAATATTGCGAGTACATAGCGGAAGGCGAGACGAAAACCTGCCGTGAGCTTGCGATACAGGAAAACTACAGAGCTAAAGCTGCGGACAAGCCTGAGAGGAAAATCTACAGCAAGTACTACAAACGATATTCAGCCCGCGTCAAGTCCGGTCAGATCACAGAAGAAAAATTCCGGGAATGGAAATATACCGCCATGACCAAGCGCGACGAATGCACCAACGGCAAAATTTCTGTGGATGAACTCGAAGCATGGATGGAGGAGTCATTCACCAACAGAAAAAAGATAGGTT